GTGTGATTATGATTTAGATGATGAAATCGAAGAATGGTCAGACGATTACATGAAAGATGTTAAGAACGAACATATTGACGAACTAAGTAAAGAACTAACAAAAGTGTTCCAAGCATGGAAAAAACGGCACGGATACGAAAATCGTGCATATGTAGTTATGGAAACCGAGCAATATCGTATTAGTGATTATGTAAAGGAGTAAATATGTTACAGATAACAGTATTTCTAAATGGAGCGACTAGACGATATTTTACAAAAACCTATAAGCCTAAATATGATAACGAACGTGAAATTGATGTATATAATAACAGATTGAGTAATGTGAATAATGACTATGAAAAGGTCATAATGTTTACAGATGAAGTTACAAATGCCTTTGTTTCTGTATCACCAATTACGTGCTTGATTGAAGTTGAGGAAGTGCCAGAGTAATGGAGTTAAAACAAAGAAAGCGAAAACAACAATACATCAAAGCATATTGCCTAATGTATATGTGGTACTTGCACGAAGCAAATTGCGAATTTGTTGAAGTTGTATGTGGTGCAAGTGCTGGTGCAAGACCTAAAGCAGATAAGTTTAAGCATGGTAGGCATTGCTTGAAGTGGTTAATGGAATATGATGCACACTCAATGAGCGGTGAAACGAACATATGGGGCATAGTAAATGATAGATGGTGAGTAGATGAAAGTAGAATTATATAATGACAATTTTCAAAACTTCAAACGATATGGAATACCAAAGGCACAATTAGTCATTGCAGATATTCCATATAATTTAGGAAACAATGCATATGCAAGTAATCCTATGTGGTATGTAGGCGGCGATAACAAGAACGGCGAAAGTAAAAAAGCTGGTAAAGCATTCTTCAATTCGGATTACAACTTCAATATTGCAGAATATTTTCACTTTTGCAATCGGTTATTGAAAAAAGAGCCTAAAGAACGAGGCCAAGCACCATGCATGATTGTATTTTGTTCGTTCCAGCAAATGCCGATGGTAATCGAATATGCACAAAAACACGGCTTTAAAAATTACATTCCCATCACATTCAACAAGAATTATAGTGCGCAAGTGCTAAAAGCTAATATGCGTATAGTCGGTGCTACAGAATATGCGTTAATTCTGTATCGTGAAAAACTTCCGAAGTTTAACAATAACAAAAAAATGATATTTGATCACTTTGAATGGAAACGCGATAACAAGAATATCGTTCCTAATATTCACCCGACGCAAAAGCCTGTAAGTGTATTGAAACGCTTGATAGAAATATTCACAGATGAGGGCGATGTGGTGATTGACCCTGTAGCTGGTAGTGGTAGCACGTTAAGGGCAGCAATGGAGCTAGGACGAAGTGCATACGGATTTGAAATTGACAGAAAAATGTATGCCAAAGCAAAAGAAGAAATGTTAAGAGATGTAAAAGTGCAAACAAGTTTAATGGAATTTGCAGAATAGAAAAGAGAGGTAAATATGTACGAATTACAAACAAAAGCAATTGAAGCAGCTCGTAAAGTATTAATTGAAAATTTAGGCTATCAATCTGTTAATCCAGAAGATATGTTCATTGTTTGGTTTTGTAAAACCTTGCAGAATTGGAAAGCCATTGTTAGTGGACGGACTATCGAAGAATTTATTGAAGTAATACACAATGGTGATCGTAATGAAACATATGTTGATGTGTATTACAAAACTAAAAATGTGTGTATTAAAGATGAAAGCGAATTAAAAAAAGCTTATTTTAGTGGTAACAAAAAATGAAAGATAAAGTGTTTGAAACTGTAATAATTGGAATGTTAGCGTGGAGCTTTGTATTGTTGATTTACATAACGATAATGTTATTCTTGCCGTTGTGCAATAAGTAAAGGATATAGGCGGTGAAATATCCGCCTTATCATAAGAGGTGTACAAAATGAATGAAGAAAATAAAAATGAATTAAGTATTAGTGAACCTGAATGGCAAGCTAGATTTAGAGGAGAGTATAAGGGATTAAAAGAGCGCTATAACAAACTACACAGAATGATTGTTAAATATGATGCTGGAACTTTAGATTTTAAACCAACGTGTTCTATAGATTTGTTGCGTAGGCAAAAGGCTACTATGGGAGAGTATTTAAATATACTTGAAATTAGAGCGGAAATTGAAAATATACGTGGTTTAGATGATGATACCGCTAAATTAAAAAGCTATATAGTTGAAACTGGTGCATGTGGGTAACTAAGAGGAAGAAAGGTAAATAGAAAATGGTTAGAAGATATGAGAAAAGGGTTAATGAAATTCAAGCTGTGCAATATAGCGGTACTAATATTATGGAAATAGTCGATTTTGTTGGTGATGTAATTGGTATTGATTGGTATGAAAACGCATCATTAGAAATCACAACAGATGATGGAAGAATCGAATGTTTTAAAGGTAATTATATTGTTAAAGATCATAAAGGTAAAATTAAAGTTCATGAGGTAAATGAATTCGAAACGACTTACAGAGAGGTAGAAGATTATGATTAGTGATGAACAAGGTCAAGAATGGGTACTACGAAAGCTATATGATGCTGGGTGGCGATATTATGTTAAAAATGCTGGTGGTTGTTCATTTTTAACAACAAATACACCAGTTATATTTAATGGTCGAGTGGATGTAATGGTTGGTGGAAGCATTCGATGTGCTGGGTTGATTGGGAAAGTCTTACCTAGTTTAAATGAAAACGAAATTCTAGATATTGCAGAATATCTAGGTATTGTTGATTGGTCAAAAGTAGAAGTTGATACACCTATACTGGTTAAGCATCGTGTTGAAGAAACTTGGGAAAAACGTCATTTTGCATGTTTTAAAAATGGATATGTATATACTTGGCGTGAGGGTACAACATCTTGGAGCGTACCAGATGAGCAACTTATTACAATGTGGAATTATGCAAAACTAGCAGAGGTATAAGTATATGACATGGTTTATGTTCTTTTGTTTATGGCTTGCAGTTGGTAATACAAATAATGGTTATGCAAATGCAATTATATTTGTAGCATGGAGCGTGTTGGTTTATATGTTAGCCATTAATGGTGCATTTAAGGATTGAGGTGATTTGTATTTGAATGAACCGACAAAAAGTGAAAAAAGATTAATTAGTAGTGCTAGAAAATACCTTGAGCCTGTAAAGACAGTTGATGAACAAATAAAGTCGATTGCAAAAGAAATAGAGCAACTACGATGCAACATTACATCGATTAGTGCTATTGATTACTCAAAAGATAGAGTGAGCGGTGGCGGTGTTCCATGCGGGTTAGAAAATAGCGTAGCAAGGTTTATTGATACAGAAAAAGAACAACGCAGACGGATTGATGAATTGAGCGAGTACAAGTGCGATGTAATCAACACGATCAATAGTCTAAGTGAAGAAATAGGCGGCACAATGTTACGTTATGAATACCTGCTTGGAATGTCAGCTAAACAAGCACATTCGGTTTTTGAAAACCAATTCAACGAAAGACAGGCTATGAGATACAAAGAGAAAGCGTTAATTGAAATAGGCAAGTTGAAATGTCAGTAAATGTCATGAAATGTCAGTAAATGTCAGTATCTGTAGCTAAAAACATATAGTAGAATATAAGGTGTAAAGGTTGCCGATGAGCAATCGTGCTGTTGCAGGCACAATAACCAAATAGCAATTGAGGTGCGGTTTTATATTTTGTATTTTAAAATCAACGAGTATTGTTTCTAAGTCATTACAATCTATATTATTTTATAATCGCACCGCACCTCTTATATTGCATTTTGTAAACTAATACCGCACATATAGTCCTTTCCAATGATGCAATAACAACTAACTATACGTTTCATGAGATAAAACCTTAAGCGAAAAATGTTACATACTACAAACAACTGGCGGTATTAGTTTAGAGAGTGCAATTGCATACTGAAAACTAAAGCTATATATGTTCCATTAAGAACCAAGTAATGTACGTGAGTTAGACAGAGGGTACTAACCATGATTACAATTCATATGCTCGTGTTGGCGAATAGCTAACTATATAGCTTTGGTTTTGAGTATACAATCATTGTTGAAAAGTGAATATCGTATTTTGTTTTGATTAGAAATTGGAACATGTGCATGTGTTTTGACTACATGTTAGAACGTGTGCAAGCATTGACTATACGATATTCAGTTTTAAATAATTATTACAATAAAAATGAATAAAACTATCACATAATGAGGTATATCCACGGCGATATATCTCATTTTTTGTATAAATTTATCAAAAAGAGGAGAAATGATGACTGACATATTGTGTTGTAAGAGTAAATGTCTTAACAACAGGAAAGGGAAATGCACGGCTAGTGTCATTGAATATGATGGGTTATGCCAAACATATATCACACAGGGGAACGCAAGCAAAAGTGCATGCGGTTTGTGTGTACGATCTAATGGGAAATTAAAGCGGAAAGGCGGTGAAGTACTAAAATGATTAAAGCGATTAAACAATTCATTAAGGATAGAGCATTGTTCAAACAAGTAGCACGAGACCTAGATAATAAAGACCTACAAGCAAAAGCAAAATATGCGTTTGAACATCGTGAAGATAATATGTTAAGCATTATTGATTGTCTAGCTATTGTGTGTGGTGTATTGATTATAGTTGGTATTGTGTGGTGCTTGATGTGAATTATCAACCAATGATAAGAAAACTACTCAAAGCATTACAAATGAATGGTAGGCGATATGTAGTCGATGTAAGGCAATCATGGAGTAAATATGATAAGCCTTGTAAGGTGTATATCGTTAATCGAATGTACACAGAGGAAGAGTACAAACTAACATTTCCGCATAAGTACAAGAAAGGGAAAACGTTCAAGCAAGGACAACTCTATAAGAAAGAAAGTGCGTACAGTAGCACCAAACAACATGAGGTGTTACTTTTTTTAGTTAAGACATATAAAGGTGGTGAGTAGCATTGGCGAGTATAAATGAATTAGCACAAAAACTAACTAAGAAAGAACGCATATTTGCTGATGAATACGTTAAGACCACCAACGGAACACAAAGCGCAATTATTGCTGGATATTCAGAAAAGACGGCAAGAAGTAAAGCCAGTCAGTTGTTGACAAAAGTAAACGTTCGGCAATATATAGATGCAGTCATGAACGAGCGTAGTAAAAACACAATCGCAACTGCTGATGAAGTATTGGAATATCTCACTAGCGTTGTACGTGGTGAAGAAAAAGATGCGTTTGGTTTGGATGTATCAATTGCAGATAGAACTAAAGCAGCCGAGTTGTTAGGCAAAAGATATATGTTGTTTGCTGACAAAGTTAAATTGGATGCAGAAATAGAGATTGATATATCCGACCGCATGAAACAAGCAAGGGTGAAATCTAATGAAGTACAACAAGGCACAACTGATTGATGCGTTGGGTTCGTTTACTCATGATCCCTTAGGCTTTGTTTATTTCGCTTTCCCTTGGGGAGAAAAAGGAACACCTTTAGAAAACTTTGACGGCCCTGATGAGTGGCAAATCAAGATTTTAAAAAAGATTGGTGAAGAATTAAAGAAAGGCAAAAGTCTTTCAAAGGCAATCAAAATTGCAATCGCATCAGGTCATGGCATCGGAAAATCAACATTAGTATCGTTTCTTATTTTATTTGCTATGGCTACACACGAAAATACAAGAGGTGTAGTTACTGCAAATACAGAAAAGCAGTTATCGTCTAAAACCTGGGCGGAGTTGAGTAAATGGTACAACCTATTCATAGGTAAAGAACTGTTTGTATACACCGCAACTGCATTGTTTAGTGCCGATAAGCAATATGAGAAAACATGGCGAATAGATGCTATTCCGTGGAGCGAAAGCAACCCTGATGCATTCGCTGGTCTACATAACCAAGGGAATCGTATCCTTATCATATTTGATGAGGCATCTTCTATAGCTGATATCATATGGGAAGTTGCAGAGGGTGCTTTAACGGATAAGGAAACAGAAATTATATGGTGTGCCTTTGGAAACCCTACTAAAAATAGTGGACGTTTTAGAGAGTGTTTTAGAAAGTATCGTAATTATTGGCACACAGAACAAATTGACAGTAGAACTGTTAAAGTTTCAAACAAAGTTTTGTTAAATGAATGGGTCGAACTCTATGGAGAAGATAGTGATTTTGTAAAAATTCGTGTTAGGGGTGTTTTTCCTAGTGCATCTGATACTCAATTCATATCCGCATCAATTGTAGATGAAGCACAAAAGAGAGTGTACAAGGTAGGACAGTTTGATAACTTACCTACTATCATCGGTGTAGACCCTGCATGGACTGGTGGCGATACACTAGAAATCGTAATGCGTAATGGCTATCACATGAAGTGCCTAGCAACCATTGAAAAGAATGATGATGATATGCGTATGGCTAACCTAATAGCACAATTTGAGGATGAATATAAAGCTGATGCGGTATTTATAGACCAAGGGTACGGAACTGGTATTTATAGTATCGGAAAGTCAATGGGCCGAAAATGGCGGTTAGTTGCCTTTGGTGGTAAATCGCCTAATGATATGTACCTCAATATGAGAGCGTACATGTGGGGCGAGATGAAAGAATGGCTGAAAGAGGGCGGTTCAATTCCTAATGAACAAGGATTGTACGATGACCTCGTAGGGCCAGAAGCGATCATTGATAAGAATGGCCGTATCCAACTGGAAAGCAAAAAGGACATGAAAGAACGAGGGTTACCATCACCAAACAAAGGTGATGCATTAGCCTTGACCTTTGCATTTAGGGTCAATAAAAAAGTAAATGGCAATCACAGAAGAGTAGCTAATACAGAGTACAAACCATTTGGGTAAAGGGGGAATGTGAATGTGTATGAAAGCTAAAACACCAAGTGTTACTACACCAGCACCTGCACCAGTCGCACAGACTGATGACATGACGCAAAAGAAAGATGAACAATGGTTCACTGATAAGAAGCGCAAGAAAACTGGTTATGATAGTACCATCTTGGCTAGTGCGTTAAATCAAGCAACAGGCAAAACAACATTAGGCGGTTAATATGAGTACTATCTTATCAAGTCTAGCAAGGCAACCTACAGAAAAGCCTACAACTAAACCAAAAGACTATAAAAAAATAAAAGCTAAATTCAATCAGATGTTTACCAATCGTCAAAAGTACGTTGAGAAATGGAAGATGATTAGAGATTATCAACTACCATTTCTTGGTGTATTTGATGGCGAACAAGACCAATCAAAGTTGTATACCGATAAAATCCTTACTGGTATTGCATGGGAAAGTTGCCAAATATTTGCTAGTGGTGTAATGAGTGGAATGACGCCACCTAGCCGTAAATGGTTTAAGCTAACCATGGAGAATACGGATATGGCAGCGAATAGCGATGTAGCGAAAGTATTAGATGAACGTGAAGAAATATTGTATGCAGTATTTGCAAAATCCAATTTCTACAATGTGGTTCACCAAGTCTATATGGAACTACCATTCGGACAAGCACCTATGTCAATCATGCCTGATGGTAAAGTTGGTGTGCGTTTCACATCGTATCCAATCGGTACTTACGCATTAGAGTGCAATGCTAATGGTGAGGTTAACACGTTTGGGCGAAAGTACAACATGACTTGCGACCAACTCGTGGAAAAGTTTGGATATGATAACTGTACCGAAAAGATTAAAAATGCATACGATGATGGCAAGGGTAATGCAACTGTATATACTGTTTGTTGGCTAGTGTGCGAAAACAAAGACCGCAATGGAAAACTGGGAAACAAGAACATGCCCTATTCCTCTATTTACTGGGTTGAGGGGAGTAGAGATGATGAAATCTTGCGACATAGTGGCTATGAAGAATGGCCTATTCCGATTGCACGGCACACTACACATGATCTAAATGGTTATGGTAAAGGTAGTGCATGGTTCGCACAATCTGATGCGATGATGTTGCAGAAGTTGGAACTAGACCGATTGACTGCTATTGAACTAGGGGTTAAACCACCTATGGCAGTATCATCTGATGTAATCGGTAGTGTATCACTATTCCCTGGTGGTATTACAGAAGTAGATACAGGTGATAGGGTTGAACCTATATTTAATGTAGGTCTAAATCTAGATTGGATAATGCAACAAATCATCGAAGTTAAGGAAAGCATCAAGCGTGCTTACAATGCTGATTTATTCCTAATGCTCGATAACCTCGACAACGGACAAATGACGGCTCGTGAGGTCATGGAGCGAACACAGGAGAAATTGCAACAATTAGGGCCTGTAGTGGAACGGCTACTATCTGAATTTCTTAATCCGATAATCGAACGTACCTATGCGATATTAGATCGTGCAGGTGTGTTTCCGCCAATTGATGAAGCGTTAGCGGAAGAGTTAAACGGCCAAGATGTCAAGATAGAGTACATTTCACCATTGGCACAGGCACAGAAAGTATCTTCATTAACTTCAATCGAACAGTATTTTGCATTCCTTACAACATTAGCGCAGGGCAATCCTAATATTCTACAAAAATTTAATTTTGAAGAAGCAGCGGATTATTATGGTGTTAACCTCGGTGTACCTGCAAAAGTAATTGTATCCAATGATGAATATCAAGCTAAGATGCAAGAACAACAACAGGTGCAACAAGAACAAGAGGAGCAAGCACAAATGATGCAAGCGGCACAATTAGCACCTCAAATGGCTAGTGCGGCTAAACAAGCAACCGATGCAGCAAATGATGGAAACCCTGTAATGCAACAGTTAATGGGAATGGGGTACTAGATGAAACAAAAAAGAGATTATATGCGAGAGCGTGATATTGAAGCGTTGAACCACGTACTGAGTACTGAACTCGGTAGGTGGTTTTTTTGTCGGATTTTTGACCATACAGGCATTTTAAAGCGTTCGTTTACTGGTAATTCAGAAACATTTTTCAATGAGGGAAGGCGGAGTGTAGGCCTAACTTACATGAATATGCTAGGTCAAATTGGCGATGGTATAGAGGGTGTTAAGAAATACCATCAAGCACAACTGGAATATATCCAACAACAAAAACTATTTAAGGAATTAGAAGAGAAAGGTGAATAACCATGGCAGATGAACTAGAACAAGGCACGAATAATAACACAGGTAGTGCAGATGGTGGTACGCCACAGGACACGAACGCACAAGACCAATCAAATACGATTTTAGGCGGTGGCGGTGATACTAACACCGACCAACCTGCAGAACCTACTGTATATGACTTTTCAACTGCATTTGAGGGTGGCGAAGTAGACCAAACCATCGCGGATGAGTTTTCCAAAATGCTAAATGGTGTAGGTGCTACACAAGAACAAGCAGTAGAGTTGGCTAAATTCGGTAGCAAATATGCTACAGATTTAGTGAGTGCTTATGAAACACAAAAGCAAGAGGCACTAAAAGCACAATACGATGGGTATGCAGAAAACGCTAAAAAGGTATTAGGTAATGAATTTGATGCTACTGTAAGCAAAGCGGCCGCTGGTATAGAGGCAGTAAAAAAGATAATCCCTAATATCCGTGAAATCCTAGCTGAAAACGGCTTAGGTAATCGTGTAGAAATGATTCAATTATTCAAACATATTGCTAATATGGCTAGCGAAGATAACAACGCAGGGAATGGAAGTCCTGCAAATCAAATTACAACAGAAAAAGATTTGGCGGACGCTATTTATAAAGACATGTAAAGGAGATTAATATATGGCAATCGGAGTAATGAACCCAACAATTTTAGATGTTACAAAACGCATGGAGGGTGATGGAACACTTGGCAATATCATCGAAATTATGGAACAAACAAATGAAGTTTTAACAGATATGACAATGCTTGAAGGTAACTTACCTACAGGGAATATATCTACCGTTCGTACTGGTTTACCTAAAGTCGCTTGGCGTGTATTTAATGATGGCGTAGAACCAAGCAAATCTACAACTGCACAAGCAACTGATACTTGCGGTATGCTAGAGGCTTATGCTGTAGTAGACCGTGATTTAGCAGATATTTCTAATAACGCAAAAGAATTTCGCTTACAAGAAGATCGTGCTTTCTTGGAATCTATGAACCAAGAAATGGCAACTACGCTATTCTATGGCTCTAAGGCTATGCCTGAAAAATTCGTAGGCCTTACGCCTCGATATTCTGATAAAACTGCTAAAAGTGGTGAAAACATTATCGATGCTGGCGGTACAGGTGCTAACTTAACATCTATTTGGTTAGTAGTATGGGGCCCTAACACAGTACATGGTATTTATCCTAAAGGCTCTAAAGCTGGTTTCAAATGGGATGATGATGGCGTAGTCGATGTAACTACTAACGATGGTAAAAAATACAAAGCGTATCAAACACACTACCAATGGAAGAATGGCTTAACCGTTCGTGATTGGAGATATGTGGTTCGTATCTGCAATATCGATGTAACTAAATTGACTAAAAACGCAGCAACAGGTGCTGATCTCATCGACCTAATGATTGATGCAGAAGAAAAAATCCCTAACTTAGGTATGGGTAGACCAGTATGGTACATGAACAAAACTGTTCGTGGTTATTTGCGTAAACAACTCAACGAGGGACACAAATACCAAACTGCTGCAGGTAAAGAACCAGGTAAAATTACAGTTGATTTCAATGATACACCAGTTAGACGTACTGATGCATTGATTATTGGTGAAGAACAAGTTAGATAATTAGGGGGTAACAATACATGCTATTAGATAAGGAAAATATTTTTTACAACAAGCAAGCAATCACATCCAACACAGTATCTACCGCAGTTTATAATGGCGGTGGTGATGCGTATAAAGCACCATGGCTAGTAATCCGCATCGATAAAGATGTAACTGGTACACCATTATTCAATGTGTATACATCCAATAAGGAAAATATGGAAAGTGCGGTATTGCTACATGGTATTACATTACCTGCAAATGCTAAGGCTGGTACTGAAGTTGTAACACGTTTAGGTACAGGTGCTAAGCAATACATCAAAGTTAATGCCAACAACATGACAGGCGGTACTATTTCCGCATTCTTAGTGTTTGATGTGAATATGGTTTAAGAGGTGTACTATGTTAGTAACAACTAAAAAGAAAATTTACTTGTGCGAATACGGCGTGGTTGAAGAAGGAACAGAAGTAGATGTTTCTGATGAAATCATCGAACAGTTTGGTGAAGAAGTGTTTGATGGCATCGTAAAAGAAGATGAAGAACCTGTTGAAAAGCCAAAGCGTGGTAAGAAAACAGAAGAATAACAATTTAAGAGGGGTGCTTATGCATCCCTCTTTTTCACTATAAGGGGGCAATATGACACCTACTGATATATGCAATATGGCTTTGTCTTTAATCAATGGTGGTAGGATATATAGCCTTGATGAAGAAAACGAAACGGCTAGACAATGCAGATTGCATTATGAAACTACACGCAAGATGCTATTATCCCAATACGAATGGAATTTTGCACGAAAACGTGAAGAATGCATTCAATCAGACCATAAGCTAGCTGGATATAAGTACGTATATGCTTACCCAGAAAAGTGCTTACGTATTTTAGGGGTTATTCCTAAAGGCGAACGATTTAGAGCGGAAAGCCAAAAGGAATATGATGTATTTACTTTTGACGATAACACAAAGTACATAGTGAGTGATGTACCGCTTGCGTACATTGACTATGTGTACGATGTGAAAGACATAGATATATTTAGTCCTGTATTTATACAGGCTTTAAAATCTAAAATGGGTTCTGATTTAGCCATGCCATTAACTGGCAATAGTGGATTATTCGACCAATGTTACAAGCTGTATCAAGCAGCAACGCAAGAAGCCAAATCATTGAGCGCGAAAGAACGCAGGCAAGATATGCCATATATTTCTAACTATGTAAAAGCAAGGAGTTGGTAATCATGAAACCGATGTACATTCCGCAACTTGCATTTACAACAGGCGAAATTTCGCCAGATGTATCTAGGCGGTTTGACTTAGATCAATTTAAAAGTGCGTTGCTATTAGCAGAAAATGCAGTCGTTCGTCCTTATGGTGCAGTGGCTAGACGGCAAGGTTCAGAATATATAGGACAGGTTAAAAACAAGGATAAGTCTACACGGCTATTTGAATTTACGGCAGAAAATAATAAATCATTCTTGCTTGAAATCGGTGAGCGATATATCCGAGTATGGCGAAATGGTATTTATACAGGTATCGAACTAGAAACACCATTTGAAAGTGATGTTGTTGATAAATTGAACTGCATCCAAAGTGGCGATGTAATGTTTATTTGTAGTGGTAAATATCCAGTAAAAACAGTATCACGATATAGTGATACAGACTGGCGATTTGATACATACAGGTTATCAGAGCAACCATACGGCGAAGTAAATATTGACAAAGAAAGTACTGTTACATTAAATGGCGATACATTAACTGCTACAAAAGACATGTTCAATGCTGACATGGTAGGCTCGGTAATGCAGATTGAACACTATGTAAAAGCAATTACAACTAGCAGTACTGGCTCAGTAATTGAGAGTAGTAGGTGGGTATATAGCGGTGAAAATGGCCACGAAGTGCATAATACAGATTATAACAATATCAATTATGATGTAGAACAATTCAGTAGTGATGAGGATTTATCATGGAAATTCACATCACACGGCACGTGGAATGGTACTGTTAAAATTCAAATCAGTAACGATGGTGGTACAACATGGAAAGATTACCGAGTGTACACATCTAACAACGATTACAATGTAACGGATACAGGCAAGGTTACACCTAGTGCTAGATTGAAAGTTGTATCTGATTTGAAAGGCGGTAGCGTTAATGTAGACCTATCATTCTTGCCACATTCCAACTATGGTGTAGTTGAAATTAAAGAATTTGTTGATAGTAAGCACGTTAAAGTAAATGTATTGAATAGCGTTGTAGAAAATGAAGCCACAACTAAATTCAGATTTGGACAATGGGGCAAAGGTCTTGGTTATCCTCGTGTATGTACGTTTTACCAAGATAGATTTGTCCTAGCGTCTAGCGCTCAATATCCTAACTACATATGGTTTAGTCGCACAGGTGATTATTCTAACTTCGGTGTAGAAAAGGTAGGCGGTACGATTACAGATGATAGTGCAATCACACTACCAGTAATTAATCGAAAAATGTATGACATTCGACACTTGATACCTGCTAATGACTTATTGATTTTGACAAGCGGCAACGAATGGATTATAGATGGTTCTAAGACTATCACACCAACTAACTGTAATTTGCGTACACAAACCCAACGTGGTGCATCTGAATGTGAGCCACAATATATAGGGAATAGATGTGTGTATGTGCAAGCTAGAGGGTGTGTAGTGCGTGATTTAGGATATTCCTATGAAAGTGATAACTACACAGGGGCCGACCTAACTCTATTCGTTAAGCACTTAACCAAGTATCGTAACTTTATTACGAGCGCTTATGTACAAGATCCAGATAGTATCGTTTACTACGTTACAGATGATGGCAATATCGATTGTCTAACTTACATTCCTGAGCAAAAGGTGTATGCATGGTCGCATTTCACCACTAAAGGCAAATACAAATATGCTGAGAGCGTGGCAGAGGGCGAACAAGATAGCCTATATGTTATCGTTGAGCGTGAATTCAAAAGCGGTACAGTCATGTGTATAGAACGATTTGAACCGATGTATAACGCTGACAATAACAATGTGTACATGGATTGCTACATCAGACAAACCAGTACAGAGAATATCAGTACTATCACAGTACCGCATCTGATTGGTGAAGATGTGCAGATTGTTGTAAATGGTAGGGAACGGCCAATTAAGGAAGTACCACCTACGGCGATCATTAACATTGACGGAAAAGCACAAAGCGTAGCCGTTGGTATTAACTACACTACACGATTACGTATCCCAAGCATCGAAATGCAAATACAAGACGGAACATTGCAAGGTAGACAATTAACGATGAGTAGGCTATCAATGAATTTATTAAATTCGTTCGGTGGTAAAGTCGGAAGAAACTTCAACCATATGGATGACATCTCTCTACCGCCACTCAAATTATATAGCGGAGATAAGGTATGTATATTGCCAAAATTCGATGGAGTGTACTCAACGGATGCATCTGTATGTATTTTGCACGAAAAACCTTATCCATTTAACCTTTTGAGCGTTACAAGAGAGGTAGAAATAGGCGGAGGATTCCCAAATGTTACAGGACTTTGAGATTTGCCCTGTAAGGCACGCTTCATTAATTCATGACTTATATATCAACTTACGGCCTATAGACATCTTAGAGGTCGATATAGCGAACCAAAATTTTCCGAATTATGGAAAAAATGATTTTGCGAGGGATATATGCAGTGATGACTACGAAAACCACATTGTAATTGAGAATGACGTACCGATAGCCGTATATGGTATTTCAAAAAAGCCGATTAATGGAATGCACTGCATTTATTTCTTGGGAAACAAAATACTAGATACTAATTTGAAATTACAAAAGGAATTTCTAAAAAGGAGTAACGCAATCATAAAAGAGTGGTTATCCACTCATGAATGTTTATTCAATTTCATACATAAGAAAAATAACCGCTCGAAGCGATGGCTTACATCGCTAGGGGCGGTTATTCATTCTGATATTACACACAACGGAATGGAACTATTTACATTGAGAAAGGGGGATGCGAATGTGTAATCCTATTGCATTAATGGCAGGTCAATTGGTAACAACGCTATGGGGTCAACACCAACAAACCAAAGCACAAACTGCTATGTATAACGCTCAAGCACAAGCAGCGGAAGCTAATGCACGAATATCCGATAGGAGACAACAGGATATAGCCAATCAAGCACTACAAGAGCGAGATAAGATGGACAATAAAATGCGGTTAATTGCAGGTCAGAATACGGCAGAAGCAGGCGCTACAGGGTTATCAATGAATGGTACACCATTGCAGTTAATATCTAGCAGCTATGATGAATACAACAAAGATATTAACAACTGGGAAACTAGCAAAAACAATAGCATTTATAATGAATATCTTAATGGGGTTAATTATCGCAATGAAGCTAATAGTGCAAGAGCAGCAGCTGCTAATGCTAAAACGCAAGGTAGGATGCAGATGCTCGGTACTATCTTGAGTGGTGCATCCAGTATGTATGGTTTAAAACAACAATATGCAGGTAGTAGTACAAGCCATAAAGCCTATAAAACTGTATATGGTGGTGATACAGATTATGACGCTATTACAGGCTTGAAACAAGGCGATGATTTAAGAATGCGACAAGGCGAAGGGCCGGGATCTATTGTTACTGTTCGTAAGGTTAGGAGATACAGATGAAGCTAGTTAGTTATGATAGCCAAGAACAACTCAATACTATCAATGGACAAATGCGGAATTATGCAAATGAGCTTTCATATGGTGTAGACCAAAGCGGATTGCGTAGCATTGCTAATGGAATTGCTAATATCAATGAACAGTATCAAAAGAAACTTGATGAAGATTTGAACATTGCTTATATGAATGCTGAAACAGATTATAAGAAACGTATTTCTGATGCGTTGACTAATGAGGATAACGGCTTATTACATACCTCGTTAGGTGGTGCAGCTAATATAGGCTACTCATTCAACGAGATAGAAAGCAAGGCTAGACACGAAATACTAGATAATTTACCTAATAATAATCGTATTAGAGATAGATTTTTGCGAATGGCTGATACTGATACAATCGCTAATAGTACAAGGGTTCAAGTACATGAGCGGTCAGAACGTGAAAAGTACAAGGATGTTACTTTTAATAATAACCTAGACCAATCTAAACAAATAGCCGTACTAGGTTTCAATAACCCTAATGTAGTACAAACTGCATTAGATGGTATTGGTAAGAACATTGAATTAATGTATGGAGATCGTGGCGAAGAATTTGTAAAAGGTAAAAAACAAGAAGTATATGATACTATCGGTCAAAGTGTTGTAAATGAAGCGGTAACAAGAAATGATATAAAATACGGCCCTCAAGTGATTGCAGCATTACGGCAAGCAGGTGTAAGTGAGGGAATATTAGCTAAAGCTGATGTAGCGTTTCAACAGGTCAATTCTCAACAAACTATCAATGGTAAAATTTCAGGCGATGTTGATGCATATGGTGAGGGTGGACGAGAGAAAGCAGCCGATGCATATATAAATGGATTGAGAGATCAAAATAAAGGTGGCTCGATTAATATTGCTGCATTGGATAGTGCAGTAAATGGTGCTATTGGTAAACCATATGTATTAGGTAGTGATGGTGGTGATGCTACTGATTGCGGTAAATTCACACTCGATACATTAGCAAGTGCAGGGGTTACGCTAAATTATAGAACTGCTGACGGACAGTATTTACAAGCTGAACAAGAGGGAAAACTCACAACCGATATTTCACAAGCTAAAAAAGGCGATTTAGTATTCTGGCACGTTCCAAGTAATGAAGCTAGATGGGCAACAAGTGATGACCCTAACGCTATTAACTCAGATGATAAAGCGTATAAGGGTGTAACACATGTAGGTGTGTATATGGGAGATGGTAAAGTTGCACAAGCTGGCAGTAGTGGTGTATCTATTGTTGGTGCTGACATTTACCCTATTGTTGGTATAGGTAAATTTAGCGGTAGTGGTAAACAGTTTACTGACGGTGAGTTATTGGAGCAACGTAATATGTATTTAAAAGCATATGATGTTGAAGTTGGAAATCGCAAAAAAGCACGTGCAGAAGCGTTGGAACGGCAAAAGAAAGCAATTCAATTACAGTATTTAGAAATGCAAAAAAATGGTGCATCTAATGCTGAGTTAGCTAATTTTTTAGATAATGCCACTGTAGGTAATGATGAACTAACACTTGCATTTGGTGGTGTTAGAAATAGATATATAAATGCTGAACGTGCAGAAGCGGCTGCAGCTAATAATGCAGCGTACAAAACTAACATTGTACAGATGATACAGAATGGCACACCTGCTAGCGATATTTTAAAATATGCAGCAGAAAACGGAAGTCTTTCTATGCAAGAAATGAGCCAATTAAATAAAGAATTAACTGATAGAGATAACGGAACTGGTTCGTATTCAGTTGATTTATCAGCTGTTCAATCAGTCATGAGCGATGCAATGGATGGATTGAAAGATAGCCAAAAAGGCATATTTAAAGATGGGTTTAGAAAAGATTTTAGTGCTTGGTATCAAAAATACATGATGGAAAATGGGGAACCGCCAAGTGTTGGTGATCAAGTATGGTATGCAAATCAAATTGCAGGTCCTAAAGTAATACAAACAACGCAAGTAAACCATTTATGGGAAAGCGGTGAAAACTATCAAAGTAATGTATCACTTGCAACATTACATGGTGCAGGCTATGTAGATTACAAACCTGTTATAGGTGATGATGGCGGACACTACGTAAGGTTATATAGAAATGGTGGCACAGATGAAAACGGCAATTATAACGATTATGATGAACGTACATTCCATCAAACATTTGGAGATTTAGATAATTAAGGAGATGGCATAATGGCTAATCAATGGCATTTTAATAAATATCAACCTAACGGCACAGTAAACCTAGATGAGCATCAAACAGATTTAAAACCGATTAATGGTGTTGTTGGTAATGCTATTGATGCGGTATCATCTATTGCTGACACTGTAAAAGATAAGCCGTTTATAGTTGATACAACAGGCAGTGATAATAAAATGCTTGTAGCCGATAGATTAAAAGCTATTGCAGATGCAACAGGCATAGACCCTAGCATAGCATATAACGCTACATTCAGAACATCCGCATTACAATTCAAGTATAATAACGATGAATTAAAAGCTAATGCTGCACTAGAATATGCAAATAAATTAAATATCGGTGCTGATGTAATTATGAATAGTAATGAAGATGGATTTAGAACGGCTGCAACATTAGCTGCACAAGTTGATAGAGGTAGAACAGTACAAGAAATCTATGATGAATACCCAGAAATGTATAAAATAAAATACAACTCACAAGCTGAGGGTATTCAAGCTATTCAAAATCTACAATCGGTAAAAGCAACACGTGGTATTTTTGACAGTATCCAACAAAGCGTATGGGCTATGAATGATCAAATGAAACTAGGTGATGTTGGATTTGAAATGGCACATACTACCGATACAGATAGAATTAAAGAACTTAATGATGAAATGGAACGCTTGCAAGGTAACTTACAACAATACAGAAAAGTAGATGCACTTAATCCGATACAATCAATTGTAGGCGGTACAGCGGCACAAACATTTATGATGGGTAAGCAAGGCGGTGTAGGTGCAATTGTAGGTGCTGTAATTGGTGGTGCTATCGGCGGTTTAGCTACGGAAGGTGCTGGCATTGGTGCAGGTGCATTAACTGGTGCTAAATGGGGTGGCGGTGCTGACATGACATATGAAATGTACAAAATGTCATTCGGTAACAAATACCTTGAACTCATTAATAAACGTGATGCAAATGGCAATCGTGTGTACTCAAAAGATGAAGCCTATAAATATGCGATGACATATGCTGCAGTTGATACTGGCATTGAAATGGTATCTACACGTTTTATGGTTAAAGGCATAGGTAAAGTAGCACCTAAAGCGGTTATGTCAAAAGTATTACAAGGTGCTACCAGTGATACACTAGCAACATTTAATAGAGGCATTGGTACTACTGTTGCACGAATGGCGAAAGCATCTGTTAAGGCTGGCGGTTCTGAATTAGTTGAAGAGGGATTGCAAGACATTAACGAGAAATTCCAACATAACCTATACCGCAATGATAATGACCCAGAGGGTGTATATTCCATAGGTGATATGGCAGTGGGTGCAGGCGGTGCAATGCTACAAGCACTACCAGCCGTTATTGGTTTAGGTGCAATTGGTGGCGGTGTGAGTGGTATTCACACTATGAAAGCGTTCCATGAATTTCAAAAGCTAACACCAGAAGAACAACAACACGCAATCATGGCCGAGCAAAATCGAAATGGTACTGCTATCATGCAAGCATTAAAACAAGATGCTGCATCAAATAAAATGGCAAAAGAAAACCCTGAGTTGTACGGAAAAATCGTACAAGCACAGGGCGATAATGTAGGTGTATCTACTGCATATGTGAATGTCAATGAAATGGCAGAAACAGAGCAAGGGCAACAAGCTATTAAGAATATGATTGATAGTGGTTTGGTTACGCAAGAGGAAGTATCGAAGAGCATTGAAGCTAATGCAGACATTCCTGTACCAATTGGGAAGTACGCACAATTAAGCGGTGGCTTAACGGAAGAAACTGTAAAGGCATTAGAGGAAAGTACATACTTTACTCGTGGTGGTATGTCTATGAAAACCCTCGAACGTGCAAAAGCGGAAGTGGAAGCCTTTAATAATAACCTAGTGGATGCTACCGAAAAGAAAGCCGAACGTGTTAAAGAAAGCATTATCCGTGATGAATTTGAAGATGCAAACGATGTAGATCGTGAAGTACTAGACCAAGTATTCTCTAATCCTACACAAGTTAAACAAGCGTACAATAACTTGTATAAAAACCTAGTGCAAGAGTATCGTGAAAACTACGCAAGCGACTTTGACAATATGGATAATGATATCAAAGAAGCTACGGCAAGTGGTGTAGAGCCACAATGGCTAACTGATTACAAATCTAATAATGGCGGTAAAGTACCACGCACTAATGCAGAACGTAGACGTGCAGCATTTCATTCTAGCGTAGCAAAAGCACAAACTGCATTTGCTGATAACGTGGAAGCACTCAACCAAAGTAATATCCATCATGCTGATATGGAACATACGCTACAACAAATTGAAAGCCTTGAACGATTGCATGATAAGATTTTTGCACTAGCAGATAACGATATAGCGTTACGGATGCAATTATCCAAAAGTGGCTATGATGTATATAACAAAGTAGTTAAAGCAATTGGTGAAAGTACCGATAGAAAACAACGTGAAGTGGCAAAAGCTAATGCGTTGTTAATGGCACAACATGCGGATGTAATGGCACAATATATGCGACAAATGGGCAAAGGCGGTTATACTGCTATGGACTATTTGCGTGATAGCGTGCGTATTAACATGAATGCTAAATTAGAAAACCAAACAGGGTATGCACAATCTGTAATAATGCAACAAAAAATGGCGTCGGATATAAAGAATTGGGGACAAGTTGTTGATCATCAATTAAGCGGAAAACAAATTCATCGAACTGTTAAAATAATGGATTCTCCACTCGTATTGCAAATGTTAGGATTCGATGGTGCTATCATGATTGACCCTAGCATAATTCATAAAGTAATTAGTGGGAAACACGCTAATCAAATATCAATTGATGATATTAAATTATTGCCTAAAAAAATAGCTAATCCAGTTGCTGTATTTAAGAATTATAATGGCCGTTCACGAAAAGCAATTCCTGATGAAGCAATTCTTGTATTAGATATGTATGCTAAAAATGGAAATCCCAATATAAATGCAAGCGGTGAGAATATCCAAGTTGCCGTTACATTTACTAAAACCGCTAATGGAACAAATATAAATAAAATTAAAACCATTACTCCAAGACGTAATATCAATTGGTATAATCAACAAATCGCAAATGGCAACTTGTTATATGCGAATACAAAAAAAATAAACCGTCTAGTAACGGGTAGCAGGCAACAAATGGCCCAACCGGTTACTAAACAGTTTATTATTAATAATAGTATACCAAACGAAAAAGATTTAAACAAGCTTAGAAAACAACATAATTATCAGTACTATCAATCAGCATGGCATGGTTCACCGTATGACTTTGATGAATTTGATTTGGGTAGTATCGGTGGTGGTTTGGGAACACAAGCATTTGGTTGGGGTTTATATTTTACTGAAAACAAAAATGTAGCTGAAAAATATAAAGTAGAGCGTAAATCTAAAAATAAATTTACTTTAAATGGTAATGACATACCAATTGAATATGCTCCTGTTATAGAGCAAATATTTGGTGGCATTAATGTAGAGAATAATAAAGAGAGCCTATTAAATCGGTTAGTTCTTAATAGAGATGCTGAGCAAAGTAATTTAGATTTAGTTACTAAAAATCTGAATGAATTAGATGGTGTTTTAGATTTTATAACACAAAATAGTAAATTTGCTATTAATAAACTACCAACACTTGTTGATAATAAGTTTGAACGAATGGCAACTGTTATATTAAACGATGCTAAAACCAAAGCTAAATCTGATAACAAACGAGTGAATAAAGAATACCTATTTGATGTTATTGAAGAGTTGCAGAAAAGATACCATAAACATTATATTTTTTATAATGATATCGTTTTAAAAAATTCATATCTAATTGATAACATTGATAATTTTGAAGTAACTTCTGTTTACAAACCAACACTATATAATGTTGAAATTCCTGATACAGATACAATGTTAGATTACTCAAAACCAATTAACGAACAGTCGGAATATGTTTTAAACAAAATAAAACAATTAGATCCGACTGACATTAATAAAACTGGTAAGGAATTTTATAATGATTTGTCAGAACGTTTAGGTGGCGACAAAAACGCATCTCTTAAATTAAACGAGTTAGGTATAAAAGGGATTAAATACAAACATGGTCTTAGTCATAATTTTGTAGTGTTCGATGATAAAGCAATCAAAGTTATTGAAAAGTACAACCAATCCGTTAATGGTATGACCGAAATCATGAAAGATGGTGAACGCATTATCAGCATTTTCAAAACTGCAGATAGAAGTACATTCTTACATGAGATGGGCCATGTATTCTTTGATGATATCCAAAAACTAGCATCTATGGACAATGCACCTGGTCAACTTGTAACGGATTGGAACAAGTTGAAAGAGTGGAGCGGTTGGATTGATGGTGAAAACGTAGACAATACCAAAGCACATGAGAAATTCGCACGAGGTTGGGAAAGCTACTTGCGAAGTGGTGAAGCACCAACAAAAGGACTACAACGAGTATTCCGTCAATTCTCTAAATGGTTAACTCGTATTTATCGCAGCGTACAACGTTTAGGCGGTGAAGTACCATCTGACATTAAAGATATAATGGCACGCATGATAGCTACGCAAGATGACATCGAAAACTACGCACATGAGCAAGCATTAGAGCAATTTGAAAATACAAAATTGTATCAACAATTGAGCGAAACCGAACAAGCACGAGTGCAAGGATACATCGCTGATATTAAAGAAAAAGCTAAAGAACGTGTAATGCGTAAGTACATGAAAGAATTAGACAATCGACCTATTAAAGAATGGGAAGATGTGAAAGACAATGTAGAAAAAGAAATTGGAGAACGATTAGCCGAAGATTATCCTATTTACAAAGAACATAGACGATATATTGCATTGGGTGCTGGTGCATTGGTAAATACACAATATCGAACCATTGAGGGGTTAGAAAAGGCGGAACGTGAGGAAACTGGAAGTACTTATGAAGAAGCAGTAGCACAGGAAATGGAACGAGCGGAAGATGCGTTTATTAATGATCCAAACGCAGGCAAATCTAACCAAGAGATAGCCGAAGAAATGCTACTATCCAATCAAGGACAAATGGAACTTACTCAAGAGGAAGCACGCTTGATTAAAGCACATACCAATAAGGAATTAGCGAAAAATTGGGAACTACTAAGCAAATTACAAAAGCTAGACCCTAACAGTGAAAACCTTAACGAGGAATTGAAACCAATCGAGAAAGAACTTACAAACGATGCGGTGAAAGTATCAAAAGAGTTAGCAAGTACTGCTAAAGAACTAGATACTGCACAAGATAAGATTGAAAGACTAGAAGCACAATTACAAGAACGCATTGATGCGGTTCGTGCAATTCGTGATGGTGGATTTGGTACAATTCCAAAATACATGGAACGTGCTAAAAATGAATTAGGTGATTTGACATTATCTCAAGCTAGTCAGTACAAAAAATATCAAAATCAAGCCGTGAGAGATGGTAAAAAAGCAGATAGTGCATTGGCCGTTGGTAAAGTTGATGAAGCATTACATGCTAAACAATCTCAAATTCTCAATCAAGCAAGGGCAAGAGTAGCATTTGAAAACTCAAAGGCTATTAAGAAATTACGCACTAAATTATTAGACCAGCTAGGCAGAATGACACGCAGTCAAAATCCTATCATGATTGAACCTAATATGCGTTATTTCTATACGCATATGGCATATCAAATGGGATTGACTAAGTATGATGGCTTAAAACCTGTTGATGGCTTTGATATGATGTCAGTTATTAAAGCATTAGATGCAGATGCTGACATCATGGGTGATAAAGAAGCTACTGTAGAACTTGAAGATTGGGTAAAAGAAATGTTTAACGCTCAATCACCTAGAATGTTTAGTACTCTAAAAATGAGCGAACTCGAACAGTTAGAGGAACTAATGACAGGGATGTACAAGAGCGGTAGAACTCAATATGAGGGAAGTACATTAATCGATGAAAAAGGGAATAACGTTACAATTGATGATGCTATATTCCAAATCATTGATAAAGCAGCCGAAACATTTGGTAGAGACAACGGAAACGTATTTAATGAACTAAATAATCGCAGTAAAGTTGATGCATTATCTAATAAAATAAACGATTTCCATTTAGCATTGCTAAAGGTTGAAACATTCTTACGCAGATTGGATGGCGGAAAGAATGGCCCTGCAGTTAGATATATCTATGACCCGATTGATAAAGCTACTCAAAAATTCAATGAGTACCAAGAAAAATCAATGTATAGATTGGCCAGAGATGTAAAAGCGGTATATTCTAAGAAACAATTATTTGATGTCCGCAATGATCATCTCTATAACGTAGGCGAATTACGCAATGTTACCAAAGAGCAAATCATCATGCTTGCTTTGAATTGGGGAACAGAGAAGAATAGACAACGTGCATTAGAAACTATCCAAAGTAATGAGGTAGAAATGGAACGAGCATTCCAAGAATACATGACCGATAAGGACTGGGAATTTGTAATCCGTACATGGGAACATATCAATTCATTCTATGAAGAGCGTAGTAAGGTTCAAGAGGAACTTTATGGAAACCCTTTAAATAAAGAAAAAGGGATTACATTCACAATTGGTGGTAGAGAAATACAAGGTCAATATTTTCCTATTGTCTACAATCCAAAAGTAAGTGCTAAAGTATCTGATTTTGAAACAGAGGATATCGCTAAAACGATGATTGCTAGTAATGCAATCTTTGGTACTGGCATGGGTGCTACTAAATCACGTTTGGATGTGGTCAAAGGTAAATCCTTAATGCTTGATTTCGATGTTATCCCTAACGCTATCACGGAAGCTATTAACCACGTTACTATGCGTAAAGCCGTAACGGATGTAAACAAGTTAGTAGGCAATAGCCGTTTCCAAGAGTACATCGTTGATAAATTCGGAATGGAAACCTACCAATTCTTGCGTACATGGGTTAGAGATAACTGGAAAGACGAAGCAGCGAAACTCGATGCATGGGGTAGATTGGTAATGACACTCAAGAAAAATACCACTACTGCAGTTATGGCTGGCCGTGTATCAGTAGCATTACAAAATGCGTTTAATTTTTCTGTTTCCGTGTATCGTATCGGTTTGGGTAATACCTTAAAAGCTATTTATAATGCTGGTGCTGGGTTCTACGGACATGGAACATCAACATACAATGCAACTCTTAAGTTTGTATTTGGTAAATCCATATTCATGCGAGAGCGTGTTCAAACGCTAGATAAGGACTTAAAACAAGGTTTATCTATTGGCGGTAAAGGTTTCCGAATTGGAGATACTAATATCGGTGGGTATAAGCTGGAACAACTGGGCGAAATCAGAGATGATATTAATCAAATGGGGTTCAGACTTTTAACCGAAACAGATTTTGTATTATCTATTCCTGTATGGAAATTTGCATACGATAAGAAAGTATTAGAATTACAAAGTGTTGAGGGTGTAACACCAGAATTTGTAGAGCAAGAGGCTATTAGTGCTGGTGATAGAGCCGTGAGGGATATATTTGGTAGTGGCGATACAAAAGATAGTGCAGCTATCCAACGTTCAAGAAATGCACTTGATCAATTGTTTATACCTTTCTACTCATACGCTAATACGTTGTATAACATTCTTTCTGAGGGTTCTTATGCATTAAAAGACCAAAGAAATTATGGACAATTTATACGTATGATATGGTGGACTTTAGCTGCACAAGCACTAGGAATGATGGTATATAAAGCTATGACAAATGGCGATGATGATAGTCCAGAGAATTTAGCAAAATCATTTGTTGAAGAGTTAGCATCTCAATCTATTATGGGTGTACCGTTTGTACGTGATGCTGCTAATATAACAATGCGTAATATACTAGGTGAAAAATCATTTGGTAAAACAAATTCTGTAATAGCTACATCAATTATAGATAAGATACAAGATATATTTACTGCTATTAATTCTAAAAATAAAGATGCAACGGATGTCGGTAGAAGCCTATCACAAGTATCAAACCGCATCACAGGCTTTAGTGATACTGTAACCGATGGATTATGGACATTATCTAAATTTGCATTAACTGATACCGATGCAAAACTAGAGGATGTTATCATGTCTATCCTTTTAGATAAAAAGCTAAAAGATAAAAATTCCAAGAAGAAAGACAAACATTAATAAATAGGGACTACTCAATTATGGGTAGTCCTATTTAATTAGAAAAGGGGAACAAATATGATACCAGAAGTCAAAAAAACTAGTGTAGTTTATCAATGTGATGGAGCAAATAAGAAATGGGTATGGCCGTATGATTTTAATAAAGTTGAAGATATAGCTTTAATCATTGTTGGTGCTGACGGCACTGAAAGCGTGCAAACAGGAAATATCGATTACGACAAGGAAAACAAAATATTAACATATCCTGCTGATGGTGAGCCATTAGACAATACTCACAAGATTATTCTTGAACGTAGAACACCAATCGAACAGGACACTGATTTGCCTGACGAATATCCTTTCCAAAATATTGAACACATGACGGATAAGGTAACATTGATTTTGCAAGAAATGCAGGAGAAGATGAATAGAGCCTTATTAATCCGTGTGAGTAGCGATGAGGATGCAACTACAGTTGCACGTAAGATTGTAGATACATCAACAAAGGCAGCGAATGATGCGATTGATGCGTATACAAAAATCAAAGCAGAAAGCGAGGCTATCAATGCTAATGCAGAAACGATTAAAACATTGGGCGGTGAAATTACAGAATTAAGCCGTACAGTCGATGATAAATTGGCAACTAGCAATAAGGCACTTGATACATCGAGTGCTAATGTAACGAAAGCAGAAAAGCTAGTGGCAGATGCAAAAGCGTATGCAGGACAAACCACAGTTGATAAGCGTGATATTAATGAGTTGGTGAGCCAAGCACGCATGTTAAAAACAGACATTGATAATAAACAAACATCAATCGCAAGTAACGCAATTAAAGCAACAGATGCGGCGGAACGTGCAGAAGCCGCAGCCAATAAAGCGGAACAAATCGCCTTGCCTCATGGCGGTGGTTTGATCACAAAAACCGAAGCAGATACAAAGTTTATCACTAAAGATAGCCTATATGGCATCGTATCTGTTAAAGACTTTGGAGCAGTTGGTGATGGTGTAGCGGATGATACGGCAGCGTTCAAACGTGCTAACGATAATTTAAAAAACAAAATATTGTTAATCCCTAATGGCATCTACAAAGTAAATGAACATGTTTCATTTGATACTGTTGATAGTGTTATGGATATGGGGACATACAACAACATTAAGCCATTCTATCCTACTGAAACACCAATGCTTAAAGGTGCATCAAATATTGCGTTTGTGAAAAACATCCAATATGGTGATGAAGTCAACCAATGTCAAGGCTTTACCTACAACGATAAAAAGAATGTGTTTGTGTTAGCTTGTATTAATAGTGATGGCATAAAGCAAAATATATATGAACTCAATCCAGATACATTTGAAATCGTAGGTACGTATAAGTTTAGCGACCAAGACAGAATGGGGCATTGTAACACTATGTGCTACAACAAAAATACGAACAAAATTTATTTTGCCAATGGTTTGAAGAATGGAAATAACTTATCTGTATTTAATGCGGATACTATGACATTTGAAAAGACTATTACATTGAATGAACGTGTATTTAATATCGGATATGATCCTATCACACGAACCTATGTAAGCATCGTACCGATTAGCGGTCAACAACGATTGCGTGAAGTCAACTTGTACAATGATGATTTTCAAAAAATAAAAACCTATCAAATTGATTACCAATATGATGACTTTAATAATAATGGGGCATTGATGCTTAACGGTTGCATCATGAGTGCAACGCTCGGTAGTTTGGTAGAATGTACACCGTTCGGAACAGTCAAACAAATTATTGAGATTAATAAGACTACAGAAATTGAGGATATAGCATATTACAATGGCAAATTCTATTTTGCGGTTTTAACTATGCAACCTAACAAGCGACATAAAGTTGATATTTATGTTGGTGATCCAAATAAGGATTATCAGAACTCTATCAATACTGCAAGATTGGCTAACCTTGATTACCTTAAATTAACTGGTGGTAATGTAACTGGTGCAATTAAAATGGCTAACGATACATTGATTGAGGGTTTTAAGCCTGATGGTCATGGTGTTGGAATGGTTAAAGTATCTACTAGTGGTAATGTAGAAGTTGGCGATGCATCTGTAAATACGATTGCAAAAGGTAAAGAATTTAAACACTATGATGGCACAGATAGCTACACAGTATTAACCACCAAACATTATGACAAGGCTATATATAGCAAGACTAAAGCGGACGAAGTGTTTGTTAAAAAAGACGATGCAGGTTCATTTGGTTTTCCTTATTCTAAATTAGATACCGCAACAGATTGGAACACACTCACAACGCAAGGATGCTATGAAATTAATTTCGATGGCGGCGCTAATAATCCACCACGTTCGCATAAGCAAGGTATGTTGATTGTATTTAACTTTGGAGATGGCAAATTAATCGACCAAACATTACATGCATTAAATGGTGAAACCTATCATCGTACTTTCATGGCTGATGAATGGAGTAGCTGGGGAAGAGTACAAACATCGTTAAATAGCAGATTGCAGTTATGGAGTGCGAACGGAACAAACGAGGTATACATAGATGGCTAAGTTAGTAGTAAATATTAAAGGTCAATTCGAGGAATTTGGATTGACAGATGATGCACGAGATATCGGCGGTAATGAATATTTAACTGTATCTAACGGAAACAAAAAACAGTATGCACGATTAGGGAATAATGCTACTAAGTTGATTGTTAGAAAGAACAATCAGAGTTTTTATGTGCAAAAAGATCCGACTTTTTTTGAAAATAAAACGTTTAGTGTTGTTGAAAAAACACATGCGTTTGATATTTATTTACCGATAGGCAAATATTTTATCGTTCCTGGCGACAAAGAAGTTATTGTATCGAAATCAAATTTTTATAAAGTCATATTAAATCGTTATAATTCTATAACAAATATATATAGTGTTGAGATTAAAAATGATACAGATAGAATTCTTTATAATTGGAGAGTTGCAATCAGTAAAAATACTTTCACCATTAGTAGATCAAATAAAATAGACTAACAATTACAGGGAGATTAGTATGATAGAAATCTTTATTCCAATATTTAACGAAGTGTTTAACGTGAGTGAAGCGGTACGCATATCATTGGCTATATTCACAACAGTTATTCTTGTGTTTATAGACACAGTTTTACGAGTGCTGGTTGAAGCTAGAAATTACAACCTAGCAACAAAGAGAGAAGTTACAATCAAAAATACTGTATTAGCTATCCTATGGAGAGGTTGGGCTACAGTAGAAATTAACGGAAAGCATAAACGATTTTTAGTAAGTGGTAAGCTACGAGCGGATATGACTAAGAAATTAGTCAAATCCTATCCGTGGCTTTTTTTATTGGCATTCATTCTATTAACATTGCCTGATGTAGTAGTACCTGTATTGGGCCGTGTGGATGTATTCCTATGCACATTGTTGTATTTGATACCTATATTTATCGAATTGGCATCGTGTGTAGAGAACATGATTGAACTTGAGTTAGTAGAAACGAGGTGGTTCAAACGTGCGATATGTCTATTTAAACAGGTGATTGATTTCGTCAAATCGGTAAAGGAAGTGATTAAATGAAGATTAACTATGAAGATATGATTACGCTGATCGCCTTGGCTAGTGCGTTAATCATGACTATCTATCTTGAACAAAAGGACTTAGCAAGTGTGATAGTCGGTGTATTGGGCGGTTATATTGGTGCAACAGGCGGTGTTAAACGTTCCCAATATATGAAAGAACAAGAAGTAAAAAAGGAAGATACTGGGTGCTAATATTAGCGCCCTCTTTTAGTAAAGGAGATACGAAGATGAAAGTTGGTAAATATTTTGATGAAAGCGAATTTGCATGTAAATGTGGAAATCATGGATTTCATGAAGATGGTACACCTTGCCTAGACCATGTGATTGATAAACGATTGGTGGATTTGCTGGATGCAATTCGTGAACGCTTGGGTGTTCCTGTATACATTTTGAGCGGTTATCGTTGCCCTACTCATAATGCAGAAGTAGGCGGTGTATCTAATTCTCAACACGTTCTAGGTACGGCAGCAGATATTACATACGATGGAATTGATGTAGATTATCTAGCTAATTTAGCAGAAGAATGTGCAAGCGAAGTGTTAGGCGAAGGAATTGGTATTGGCAGATATTACTTTCAAGATTTCGTGCATGTAGATGTACGTGGTTATGATGCACGATGGAACGATTTAGACTAAATTTAATTAAACGAGGTGTAAGCCATGTTAATTAGTAAGTTGATACAAAGTATCAAGGAACACTACAAAATAGCCGTAGCGATTATCCTATGCGTTTTTATCGCTATTGTTGGTGTATTTATATATCATCACAAACAAAAACAATTAGAAAAGCCTGTTGTAATTACACAAGAACAGGCGAAATCATCTCATGAGTTGTCAAAAGCAATCCATGTTACTGAACAAGAAGCACAAGAAGTGATTTCCAAAAAGGAAAGTACTCAACCAATAGCGACTTATTACACACAAGCACCTACAGTTGAAACGGCTGCAAAAAAGGTTAAACAGGATATTGCACATAGCAATCCTAATCTACCTAAAGCAGCAACTGAAAAATCTGATAGAACCGCAGTAGTTGCTAACACAGAGGAACAAAAAGTCGATGTGTACAAAATCAATCTAAACAAAGGACACAAGATAAAAGCGGGTGTTACTTTGATAGATAATAAAGCCTATGAAACCATAGGCTATCAAGCAGGTAAAGTTGAAGTGTTGACACATTTCAACGGACAACATTTAGAGGGCGGTAGCGTACTTTACACAGTAAAGGAATGGTGATCTAAATTATCTCCGAGTTGCACGGATTGCAACAATCAACTATTAATTAACAGTTGAAAATTTATTACTTTGTAACTGAAAGGAAAACATTATGGCACAAGTATTTACATTTGAAGGAAAAACACATCAATTCGCAGAAGATATTCAACCAAACAAAGAGGGGTTATATATGGCCACTTTAAAAGACGGCGATAACGTAACGTGTGAAATGTGGTTTGTAAATGGTGAATTGAAACGATTAGTTGAATTAGACTAAACGTATTAGAGGGTAGCTTAATCGCTACCCTCTTTTTTTATTTCGTCAAATATTCGTCAAATATTAATTTTGAAATACACTAAAATGTGTAAACGCAATAAACTATTTGATGCTAAAAGCATTAATAATTACTGAATTTTACAAAAATGTGTAAATTTAACATCTTATATGGTAGAATTAAATGTATTAAAATACTAAA